GATAATTCTACATTGGCAAATGCTATAGACAGAGGTGATACTGAAACTATTATGAGAACATTTGATAGTTTAGAAAATACTGAAACTGGTCAAAAATCTGCAATAGCTTTTAACATGCCCATAGCTTTAGTTGAAGAAGGTGCAACAGATGTTACAAATTATTCTTCATTCTTAATGAATACACTTTCTCAAATTAGAAAAAGTATGCAGGAATCTCCAACAAGTGAAAAAATAATTAAGATGAAATTACCAGAAAAATTAAAACAAGATATAATAGATAAACCTATAAAACTAACACAACTAGAAAAACAAACTAATAGATTATTGGCATAAAAAAGGGGAGCCATAAAGACTCCCCCCAGCGAGCAACAACAAGACACACAGAGAATTTACTCTGGGTGTCTTTTTTTTTGCACTAAATAAACTTTATAGTTTTTGTATAATCTGTTTAATGTCATCTTGTATCTTCTTCCCCATTGAGTTAGCATGATTGATTATTGCTGCACACAGATTAGCTTGGTATGGAAAACCTTTTAGTGCTTCTCTAACTTTACCTACAGGTTTACCACCATAATCTACTACAATAGCATTGTCTTTGTTTAAACCTATCTTTAACTCAAACAATATACCAGTGTACTTATCTAGATTATTTTTTTCCGTCATCTTTCCCTCCACCTGCATTGTATGGTGTGAGAGCAGATAACGAGTTCATAAGTTTAACTACTTCTCCATATGGTCTAGTCATTAAGTATCTCATAATATCCATTAACTGTTCTGAACTTACAAGATATGTTCTCGGTGTTGGTTGCTGTGTTTGTGGTTTTTCTTCTGCCATTTATCCTCCTATTAAAATGGTATATCTAAATCAAAACGTTGATTTACTACAGTTAGTTTATCTTCTGCTTCAGCTATCTTACTCATTAGTGTATCTAACTCCTTTACAAACTGTGGGTGTTCACCTATACCTACAGGTTTTTCAAGGTATATTTCAGCAGTAGCTTTAGCTTCTTCTATATCTGCTTCATACTTTTTTCTTAACGCTTTTATCATTGCTTCTCTTATATTCATTACCATGCTCCTTTAAATTGGTAGTATTTATTTTCTATCATATCCTCATCATCAAGATATGGATTATGTTTTGCAGCTTTAGATTCTCTAGCATCTCTTATAGTTTGATTAAGAGTTCTACCATCTCTAACGCATGCAGAAACAAAGTCTTCTACTTCTAGTACTGCTTGTTTAACTTGTCCCATTGCTGACCTCCTTTATTAGTCTGTTTAAATACCAGTGTGCTTTTTGTAGATCTTCTAAAGGTTCTCCTTTAAACTTATACCTAGAAACATACTTTAAGATATTACCTTTAAGGTATCCATGAAACTCATCATTAGTCATACAGTCTGTAATAACATCTATAGTTTCTTTTCTACCATGCAAGTAATGTGCAGGTGCATTTACATTATCATATGTAATCTCATTTTCATATGACATATCATGACTATGATCTTTTGCAAATTTATATGTTCTTTTATTTTTTACCATACTTTCTCCTAATAGTATTATACTCTATCATCTCTAAATCATACTCACCTTTAGATACGTTACGTTTAACTACAAGTCCACTCCACCACATTTGTTGAGTAGCTTTAGCATAATTTTCTTTGTGATGCAAGTAGCACCCTGCAGATAATCCCATTAACTTTCTACCAGAAGGTAATGCACACATAGCATAATCAAACGTATGTATGTGACCTACAGTAGAAGATACTTTATTTTTCAAGAGAAGAGAACGAGCAACATTGTCACCGCTAATAGGCTTCCCCATGACACCAGTAGGATAATTATGGCAATAGTATACACCATCAACATTAACAGGTTGTTGGTATGGATAAACTTCCCAACCAAACTTTTCAAATTTAAAATCTTCTGTGCTAATTGCACCTTCAAGTTCTGGTATGTCATCTACTGTTCTATCTATCCTATCTTCGTGATTGCCAAGTAACATGATTTTTCTTGGCCGTCTACCATTGAGACCTTTATTAAATTTATCTAATGCATCATGAGCATGATCTATATCTTTTTTATATCTTCTACCTTCAAATTGTTTCTTACCTTTATCATAACTACATAAAGAATCCATACTTGCGAAATCTCCCATACATATTATGGTATTAGGTTTTAGATCATGTGCGAGTTTACCTGCCCATAAAAATCTATCATTGCTTGCTTTGGGTGTGCAATGAGGATCACCCATAACTAAATGTGTCGCCACTAGTTTAACTCCTTATCCCGTTTCTTTTTTAAATATTCTAAAAAATCTACAATATTAGATTCGTCATCAAACTCTGCAACAGAACTAATTGTAAGATCTTTAGATCTTTTTTTCTTATCGTCTGCAAATCCACGAAGTCCCCATAGAAACGTTGAATGAGGGTCAGTAGTTGCCATCTTTATCATGCCTCTAGCTATAGTAGAACATAATTCATATTCTTCAGTACCCATTTTAGATTTACTATCCATAACGATACCACAAGTAAAACCATTTTGCCAAGGACTAACTAGTACCTTGATTGAATTTATTAAACTTAAACCATCTTTTTTCTTTGTCATTTGTACCAGTATTTATCTACATTAGATTTATTATACTCTACAACTTTATGTTCAAAGCCTCTCTTCATACTTTTTTTACCAAAGTCATTAGCTTCTTTTTCACTACTAAAAATAACATTTGTAAACGTTTCATAGTCTTTCTCCTTTTTATTTTTATATAATACGAAGTATAACATTATAAGAGATGGTGAGAAACAGACCCCTCAAACTACTCCCCACCATACTCTGTCGTCTCCTCTTTTGGATTCGTTACAGAAGTGTACCAAACCCATTTAGGATTCTTGCCTTTAGATTGCTGTTGTGGTAACAACTGCAATTTGTCTCTTCCCCAACAAGGAAGTTTGTATGGGCAGTATGAACATACAAAACCCAAAACTCTATTACCTGTAGGTTTACTTCTAAAAGTTTCTGCTACATCATCATAACATCTTTTAAAAGGTTCACCTTTAGTTAATGCTTTAAAATTATTCTTGGCATTATCAAGTGCTGTCTTTTTATACTCTCCATGTTCTGTAGGTGTTTCACAAACTGCCCACTCACCTGTAGATTTATTAACTACAATCCAGCCACCAAAGTTTTTCTTTTGGCTTTCACCATATAGAAATCCTTGTGATACATAACCAAAGGAATCTTCTCTAGCAACTTCACTAAATCCACCTGCTTCTCCAAACTTTTTATCAAATGAGTATGGTGATGCACTTTTAATATCCCATACTTTGCCATCAATTTCAACGTCTTGCCTACCTTCAATTGCTCCTCCATCAAATTTATACTCTACTTTTTTCTGTTCATTCTTTAATTTTACACCTGCTGATTTCATTACAAATATAGATAATGCTTCTATTAAATCACCAAATGTATTTCTCATTCTAACATTATATGGTTGACCTTCACCCTTTATACCTTTTGCTTCCATTTGTAGTTGGCATAATGGTCTACCTATATTAGACATTCTAGGTTCAAACTTATCTTTTCTTTCTTCTTCAAACTGTTTCAGTAAGGCGTTTTTACACGCCTCACCAAACTCCTGCACTAGCTGTTTGTCTAGCTTGACAGGCTTTTTTGAAACAGAATCAAGATACTGCTGTACTTGTAAAAGTATATTATTCATTAAGCTGATAATACTTTTTCTGGATCTAACTCTTCTACAATTTTAGCATCTATCTTGTCACTACCATTAGCACCTTTACTCTTTGCAGCATTGTAAAGATCAATGATCTCTTTGTTCTCAACATCGATGGACTCTTGAAATACTTTTAATGTTTCCATATCAGTATCAGATAGCTGTAAGTTTGCATCTGCATTAACAGATATTTCTGGTACATAAAATACATTACCACCTTTCTTTTGTCTTTTAGTATCCAAAGAAAATGTACAATTAAACATAAGTTTTTTTCTTTTCTTTAAAAGATCTAAGGCAGCTGTTACAGGTGAGAATGCAGTACCAGTTACTCTATATAACACGGGTATGTTTTCTATATTATGGTCATGCCCTTGTGAAGTTTTACCCTTATTAAAAGATAATAAACCATACACAAGTTTATAACATCTTATAGTTCTTTGCTGTTCTAATTGTTCTGGTGTAAGACTTGATCTTTCTTTGAAAGGAATCTTACCACATTTAGTTCCGCCTAATATATCTATAGCTTCTTCTCTCCAACTTTTAAATATAATAGATCTATTAACATACTCCCCCTTATCTGCATCATAGTGCATGTATTGCATAGCACTTATGAATGGTCTTAATGTTACTGGTTTACCAAAAACATTTTGACCTACATTAGAGTCGTATGTGTAGAAGTGACCAACTGGTAATTGATTACCATCATCATCTTCTGGTGAACGATTGATAGCTAGTCTAGGTATATTTGTACCTGTGCTAGAACCATCGTCTTGCCCAATGGCTTGCATAATTTGCTCATCAGACATTTGTTTTATGTTTGTTAAGTTATTGTCAGACATTTGTCCTCCTTATTGTTAATTAACGTATACACTATTTTGATTAAAAAGTCAAACAAAAAATGCACTGATTGCTAAAAACCACATTAAAAGTATAATGCATAATGTCACACTACCAGTTAAATAAGCTGCTATTTTTCCTAACATATTACTGTCTCCCCATCTATTATTTTTGTATCTAAACCATCTGTCTGTGCAAAGTAAACCCACTCAGATAAAAACTCATGATCTTTATCTATATATAATACCTCTGGGTCTGCTATACACTGATCTTTTAAAGTTGTGTATTCTAAGTATGCAGAATACTCTTCATCAGAAAACTCATCCATAGTTTCTAATGCTTCTATTTCTTTAGTCATATTAATCCTCGTATTGATGTTGTTTTATTTTAATGTTTAGTTCTAAATCGCAGCCATCGTTAGCTTCCATAAGTTCTTCTAACATTGGTATAAATTTTTTATGATGCATACCTTCAGTTGAATTTAAAGTTAACTTAACTAAGTTGTTATCATACTTTTCTTTTTTTTGATTATATTTTTGACCAACAACTTCTACATTATACTTATCTATATACATTAGTTTACCTCCTTCATGTTTAACCAATCATAACCGATTTTAAGTTCTGTGTCAAGTGGAACATTAAAATCTATTTTGTAATACTGTTTTAATGCAGGTATTACATCTGCTGTGCCCCTTTTAAATATCTCACTCATCACATC